GAACATTACTGCAATTACCTTAACGAGTGGTGTAGGAGTAGGTTATCACGAAGGTCCTACTACATAAGATATGTTGAAATTAGGATTAGATTTAAGCTTATCTTCAATAAGACCACAAGGAGTTTGGTCGCCTGATGATGAAACAAGTCTTGAGGCTTGGTATCAGAAAGGGGAAGGCATAACTCTTAATGGCTCTGATGTTTCAACGTGGGCAGATAGTTCTAGTAATAGCTATGATATGATACAAGGCACAGCTACAGAACAACCTGCATACTCGGCAGGAGTTTTGACTTTTGCAAGTGCTGATACAAATAACCTGCAAACGAGTGGAGCAGACATAGATTTAACAGGCGACTTTACTATTGGAGCAAAAATTCATCTTACGACAGATGGGGGTGTTCTTTTAGGAGACAATACTGTAGCAGGAGAGTTTTTAAGGTTTACAAGTTCAACAGAATTTAGAATAAGAGTTGCTGGTGCAACGGCAGTTAATATTGACAAAGATAGTGGGAACTGGCTAGAGGATGCTTATATGGTATTAACTAGGGTAAGTGGTGTTTTTACTTTATATTGGAAGGGGGTGGCACAAGCCGATACAGAAACTAAAGCAGGAACAGCGTCAATAGATGCGATAGGAATAAGAAGGACAGACACTAATCCTTATAATGGAACTATCTCAGAAATACAAATATATAGTAGTTCTAGTGCAACCTTAATAGCTAATATAAACGATAGACTTTCAACTTTATAAAATGGAAAATATACTTACAAGTATAAATTTAAGTACAACAACAGCTCCAGTAGTTACTGAAGTAAGGGGCAAGGATTGGATTGACTATGGAACGGAAGAATGGGCAAATCTCTACCCTCAATTTTTAATTGACCTTTACTATAACAGTTCTACCCAAGCGGCAATTATTAATTCCACTTCAGAGCTTATCGCTGGTGAGGGGCTTGTAATAGAAGATGAAGAAGAAAGAGACCTAGAGGCGGTTATTAAGCTAAAGAAATTTTTTAACTCTGCTAATGGAAACGAAACACTTGATGAAGTAATTAAAAAGATAGCTTTTGACTTTAAACTTCAAGGGGCTTTTGCACTAAATATAATTTGGTCTCAGGATAGAACACAAATATCTGAAATACATCATATAGCGGTAGAAAAAATTAGATGTGAAAAACCAAATGCTTTAGGAAAAGTAGAGGCTTACTATGTTTCTTCAGATTGGTCAAATATAAGAGAAAACGAACCTTACAGAGTTCCAGCCTTTAATACTAATGACAGGACTTCACCTAATCAAATACTTTATACGGGGCTTTATAGTCCTAATATGAACGCCTACCACACGCCTGACTATGTAGCTGCTAACAACTGGGCTTTAGTAGACCAGAGAGTAGCTGAGTACCACCTAAATAATATCTCTAATGGCTTTTCAGGAAGTTTTATGATTAGTTTCGCAAATGGAGTACCGACACAAGAAGAAAGAATACAGATAGAAAGAAGTTTAGCCGACAAGTTTACGGGGGCGGATAATGCAGGAAAATTTATTTTAACTTTTTCAGATGATAAGACTAGAACTCCTGAAATAACTCCAATAACTCCTGATGCACTTGATAAACAATTTTTAGCACTCCAAGAGCTTTTGGTTCAAAATATTTTAACAGGGCATAGGATTACCAGTAAGACGCTTATGGGAATTGATGCTGCTAGTGGATTTTCAAGTAATGCAGATGAACTTAATGCCGCCAGTAATTACTTCTTGAACACAGTCTGTAAGCCCTATCAATCTATTATAATGAAAACTCTTAGAAAAATCTTTGTAGTAAATAATATGGATATGCCTGTAATGTTTGAACAGCTTAAACCTATTACAACTAAGTTTACTAATCAAGATTTGGCTGGTGTTTTAAGTCAGGATGAAATTCGTGAGGAAATGGGATATGCTCCCTTAGATGTAGATGTAGAGGTCAAAGAGGATTTAACTAAAATGTCAAAATCTACTGAACTACAAAAATGGATAAATGAATTTGGTGAAGATATGCCTGAAGATTGGGAATTAGTTGATGAAGAAGTAGTAGATGGAGAACACCGAGATTTTGATTTTGAAAAAGTTTTAAATGATTTAGCTAATGATAAGATTGAACTAGCTTCAGCAGTAGATGCAACCCCTAATGAAAGGAGTTCACAAGATGGAGCAAATAAATCAAGAAGCTATTATTACAAAGTTAGATATGTATATGCAACTGATAATTTTTTAATAAACAAATCGGGAACAAGTAGGGATTTTTGCAGAGATATGGTGGCAGCAAATAAATTATACACTAAAGAAGATTTAAAAGACGCTAATAGTTTAGACTTAAATTTTGGATTTGGGCATAATGGAGGGAGTTATGATATTTTTCTTTTTAAAGGAGGACCTCAATGCAGACACTTTTTCTCTAGGAGAATTTTCAAAACTTCTTTAAGAAATGCAAAACAACCTATTGAAGATAGTGAGATAATAGGATATACTAAAGCTAAGTCAGAAGGATTTACTGCTGAAAGAAACGACAAATTAGTAGCAATAGCACCACAAAGTATGAAAAATAACGGATATTATAATTAGAAATTATGGCGTATGTACTATTTATATCAGAAGAACGACTAAAGGATGCAACTACAATAGGGCTTAATGTAGACCCTGCTTTATTGCTCCCATATATCAAACAGGCACAAAAACTCTATATAGAGACAAAGCTAGGAACAGATTTAAACAATCATTTGAAAGACTTAATTGTAGCAGGAACAGTTAATAATGTAGGGAATGAAGCCTATGCAACCTTACTTAATGATTATATTGCAGAAGTTTTGCCCTCATACTGTCTTTGGATGGCAGTACCTTTTTTACGCTACAAGATTGAGAATGGAAACATTTACTCTAAGACTTCAGAAACAGGAACGGCTTTAACCACAGAAGAAGCACAACAACTTAGAAATGAAGTTTTGAATACTGCTGAATATTATATGGAAAGGATGGTAGATTACATAAGAAATAATACCTCTAGTTTCCCACAATACTCTACAAATACAGGGGCAGATGTAAACCCTGACAGGAACTCCTACTACTCTAATATGAACTTAGAAAGACCTAATCGGCAAGGTACTAGACTAACGCTAAGAAACTTTCTAAACGCATCCGATTAATGAAGAAAAACTACAAGGTAAAAGAAATAAATAAGACTAAATTAAAATCATATCTAAAAGATGGCACTAAAACAATTAGCAAAAGAAGTAGGGGATGTACTTGTAATAAACACAACAATCCTAAGTGTCGCAACCTTCAGTAACTTAGAGGTAGTTTTAAAGATTTTACTTTTAGTTTTATCAATAGCCTATACGGCAGATAAGTGGTATTTTCAAAAAAAGAAACGTGATGGCAAAAAATAAGATAATTGAAAAAGCTACTACAATTCATAAAAAACGTAAGGGAGTACATTCTAAGAACGCTTCAAGAAGACAAAATGGATTTAAAAAAAAGTACAGAGGTCAGGGGCGTTAATCTGCTAATCATAAGGGAGGAGTTTACTGACAAATCTACTATTGGTAATCTCTACTTAAATGGTGAATGGCTTTGTGATACCTTAGAACTTCCTTATAGAGATAATCAAAGAAGCATAAGCTGTATTCCTGCTGGAGAATACAAAGTAAGGCTAAGAACAGCAAGGGAAAGCTCCACAAGAGACTATCTTCACTTATTAGTTGAAGATGTAAAAGACCGCTCATATATACTTTTCCACAGGGGAAATTCAGCTAAAGATACAAGGGGTTGCGTCCTAGTAGGAATAGGTCGTGAACAGGACTTTGTTAGTAATTCAACTTTAGCTATGGGTTTACTTATGAAAGAAATAATTAATTTAGGCGGAACAAAAATAAATTTAATAATCAAAAATAAATAAAATGAAAAAGTTTTTAGAAAAGTATTTTAACAAACTGATGCTCAAAATGTTTGGCAGTCGCAAATTTTGGTACACCTGCGTAGGAATTTTAACGACAGTCTTAAGTGATAAGTTTGGGCTAAATCCAGCCGAAGTAAAGAATATATTAATTGGCATAAGTTCTTTGGTGATTGGGCAAGGGGTAGCGGACATTGGAAAGAAATAATCGTTACAGATTAAAACCCCACGAAGTAGCTGCTTTACAGAAATTGCGAGAAACTGAAACTAGGAACATCTTAGTCATAGGAGACTTGCACGAACCCTTCTGTTTAGACAGCTATCTTGATTGGTGTTTAGAACAGTACGAAATTTTTAACTGCAACCAAGTAATTTTCATAGGAGACATCCTTGATAACCACGCCTTTAGCTACCACGAACCTGACCCTGATGGACTTTCAGCAGGGGATGAATTAGAAAAATCAATTAAAAAAGTTTCACAATGGTATAAGGCTTTTCCTTATGCTGATGTTATGATTGGCAACCACGATAGGATGGCAGCTAGAAAAGGAATGTCAGGCGGTATTCCTTCTGTATGGATAAAGTCTTACAATGAAGTTTTAGGAACTCCTAATTGGAATTGGGTTGAAAGTGTAATATATGATGATGTACTTTTTGAACACGGAGAAGGAGGTCAGGCTCAAACCAAAGCTAAGAACAATTTAATGTCAAGCGTTTGCGGTCATACTCATACTGAAGCGTATTGTAAATGGTTCGTAGGAAAAAGATTTAAAGTATTTGGGATGCAGGTAGGTTGTGGCGTGGACTGCACAACTTATGCAGCAGCATACGCCAAGAACTTCAAGAAACAAGCAATCGGTTGTGCAGTCGTTTTAAACAATGGAACTCTACCTATTAATCTATTAATGCCTTTGTAATGAAAAAACTAATACTTATATTATTATTATGTGGACTAGAAACAAAAGCACAAATTAATTATTGTGATGATGTTAATTATACCACGACTTCAATAGGTGGCAATTTAATACTCCAAGGGTCTACACAAATACAGGGAATAGTAGATTGGACTTGGTTAGTATGTAATACTTCGTTATGTTATTCAGATACAGGGCAGTTAGCTACCTTTAATCAAATCAATTCATTAGATACTCTTAAGGTTTGTTATGATGTTATTATAAATATAAATGGTTTAGTTTATTATTGTACAGGTTGTGATACTTTAGTCTTTGATATGAACCAATATAATTGGGTCTTACTGACGAATAATCCATTATCTGTTAATGAAATGAAAGACACTTTTAAGGACAATAAAATATTTGATTTATTAGGCAGGGAATTATTCGCAATACCTAATAGAAGAATGTATATTAAAAATGGTAAAAAATATATAACTAATGGAAGAAAACCCTAAACTAAGAATATTCCTAATATATATACTTATTCTCTTAGTACTCCTATTCTTGTCTTTGTAGCACCCCCGTTTAGCTCTCTAAGGCACTTTCTTTTCTTTTTGACCCCTATATACTACACAAGCCCTAAAGTCTTTCTTAGAGTTAAAATCATTATTTGTTAATATTTCTGTTAATATGTTTGTTTATATCATTTATTTGTTGTATGTTTGTACTATAATTAAAACGAATATTAACTAAAACAGCAAGAAATGAAAATCAAAATGGACACAAACAAATGGCTCTTTATTATAGGAGCGAGAAACAACACTCCACTATGGAATGTAAAGGAAATCTTCAAAACTAAATTCAATAGCAACCCAAAAAAGCTAAAGGAATTAGAAGATGAGATACAAACCTTAAGAAACACGCAAGAATATATTAATCAATTATCAAGAAAATGAAAACAGATTTTAAAATGAAAGAAGCAACTAACAAAGAAGAAGCTATCGTGTCAATACTTGATGTAATGAAAGAAAACCCTTTATGGCTTAATAAGGTAACAGACAGTTTGGCTATACTATTAAAGGCTATGCCGGGAGAATATAGGCGATTTTTACTAGAAAAGTCAATAGATGAACAAGTAACTGATTTATTTGTTAAGCTAAAAACTGAATACTATAACTTTAAAGACAATACAGTATGGAGTTAAAAGACGCTGAATATCAAGAGTGGTTTAATGCACCACAAATTGACCATTGGACAAAAAAGCCATTGGACAATAAAAAAGTACTATGCGAATATTGGGCTTTAAAAAATGACCCTGATGTAAAAGTCATAGGTACGGAACTACAATGCCATAACCTATTCTGTAAGAAACTTAAAGAAGATGGATGGCAAATTAACTTAGACTACCAAGATGAATTACTACCTGAATATCTTGAGGCATATTTAGACAATAACAAGAAACCACTAATTATTAATTTAAAATAAATAAGATGACAAAAAAAGAATTGGAAGAACAACTAATGAAAATGCCTGAATTAGAACAGGAAGAACCAAGAACTGATTGTTGTGGGGCAAGATTTATAGGTGAAACAGATTTATGTAGCGACTGTAAAGAACACTCTGAACCTGAACAAGAAGATGAATTGATACACAAAAAAAAGAATAAGATATGGATATGAAAACAATTAACATTCACGGAAAGCAGTATGTAGAAGTAAAAGAAAGGATTAAATACTTTAGAGAACACTATAAAGATTGGGCTTTAACGACAGAACTTTTAGAGCTAACAGATAATAGGTGCGTAATTAAAGCAACTGTATTAAATCCAGAAAATAGAATAATATCAACAGGAATAGCTTATGAAATGCTAGGCAGCTCTCACATTAATAAAACATCTTTTGTGGAAAATTGCGAAACCTCTGCAAATGGAAGGGCTTTAGCTAACTTAGGAATTATGATTGAAACCTCTATTGCTAGTGCTGATGAAGTAAAATATGCAAAGGCACAAGGTAAACCTAAAAAACCTAAAATAGAAAAACTAACTGATGCTAAGTTGTCAGCTATGATAGTTGCTATTGGCGAGGGGAAAATAGATACAGTAAAAGAAAGACTGCCAAAATACAAGCTAACAAAAAAGCAGCAGAAAACAATAGATGATTTAATTTCCGAAAGTATTAAAGAGATTAATGAAACTGTAAAAGAGGAGATGGAAAGTAAAAAAGAAGAAAAATCTAATGGAGTTTTAGGAATAATAGATGAACTAAATTCAATAGATGTACCAAAAGAATATAAAAATAATAACTAAATAATAAATAAATGGAAATTACAGGAAAGCTAGTAGCAAAACTAGAAAAAGAAACAGGAGTAAGTAAGTCAGGAAAGACTTGGGAAAAGCAATCTATCCTTGTAGAACAATCAGGAACAGACTATAACAAAGAAGTAGCAATAAGTTTCTTTGGTGATAAGATTAAAAGCCTAAGAGATATTGAAGTTGGCTCTGATGTAAGTGTTTCAATTAACTTATCCTCAAGGGAATACAATGGAAAATACTACCACAACATTGACGGATGGTTTATAGCTAAGTTAGGTCAAGAAACTGTAGCTCCTGTTAATGAAGATGACCTACCTTTCTAATGACTGAAGAAACAAAATTTCAAGACTTATGTAATGCAACTACCAATGTATTAGAAATGCCTGATGGCTCTCTTTCTTTAAGGAGCAGAAAACGACCCCTCCACGTGGCTAGGGCTGCTACTGCTTATATAGGGGTAACAGAAGAAAACATACACAGGACAATTATTGGGAAGGTACTTAATAGGCATAGAAGTCTTATATATCATTATGAGAAAACTCACAAATCTAATTATGCTACTTGTCTTATTTATAGAAATACTTATAATAAAATCTATTCAGCTTATAAAAAACTAGATAAAACCCTTAAAGTTTTCTTAGATGATGATTTTTTAAAGCACTACTTAATAAAAAATGGAGTTGTTGAAAGTAATAAATCTCAAGTCTACCTAGAAATAAAAAGCGGAAAATCTATATGTATAATAAAAACCTCTTACTTTGACTTTGTAAATCAATTAGAAAATGTTAAGTTAGCACTCAAAAAATATCAATTTATTGTAAGGGTAATTTAATGGAGAAACCAAACTACTATGCAGTTATACCTGCTGAAGTAAGATACAACAAAAAGCTAACGCCTAATGCTAAACTTCTTTATGCAGAAATAACAGCTCTATGTGGTATGAATGGCAAATGTATAGCATCCACTCAATATTTTTGTAGGATATATGAAGTGAGCAGAGCTTCTATTCAAAATTGGCTAAAGCTATTAGAGAAAAATGGCTACATAACTAGGGATGTAAAATTTAGACAAGGTAGTAAAGAAATATTGTCTAGGTCTATTAAATTGGTAGACAAGCCTAGTCTAAAAATGTGTACAGATAATACTAATATAAATATAACTAATACTAATCTTAC